TCAGGCATACCTAAAGTATGAATAAATTCATCTAAATCTAATGTTTCATAATCCATAGCAGGAGCGTAAACCATCCCTTTTGTTGCTAAGAAAGACACCTTTGTTCCTCCTGGTTCGCTTTCTAAACCGTGTAAATATACTATTCTTTTCATAACCTTTATTTATTATTTATCTAATATGTATTCCATTTCAATGTCAATTAATGTGTCTACATACTCGGTTAATTCCGGTTCTGTAATTACACATACCTTTTTCTTAAGTAATAATAATTTATCTAAATTGCTCATAACTTTTATTTTATAATTGTAAGTTCATTTAATGCATCTAATGTTCCTTCGAAACCTGGAATATCTTTAGTGGGTTCTCTACGTTCATAGTCATGAATTGAACTTTCAATAGATTTAACACCATCAAAAACACCATCTATTAAATATAGATAATGATGGTTGTCATCAATTAATTTATTAAGTTTTTCTATAAATTTTTCTCTTCCTTTATATCCGTTCATAACTTTTATTTTAAAATTGTAATATCTTTATAATTAATTCTACCTACTGATTTTTTACCTAACATATCAAAAGTATATAATGTAATACAAGTAGGACCTAATTTTTTAATATTCATTCCTCTACCAACAATATGATCTTCATAAATAGCATCACCACCTTCATTAACTGCAAATATCTTTGGGAAATCACCCCACTCATTATCTTCACCACCTCTTCGGTACTCGGTAATTCCTTTTACAGTGAACTTAATATTTCCATTTTCAAGAATCTCTTTTCTAAAATTTGACATAACCTTTATTTTAATTAACAATGAAACTTCGCGCCCCATTTACCTGGTAAATATACGAAAGATAGCCCGGGAAGCCAAGCCTCCCGCGCATTACTTTTAACAGTTGTTCACATCATCTTCTCCACGTTTTTCGTGGTCATGTTCACTATAAACCCTTAGGTTTAAATATCTACCATCCCCTATATAAGAAGTATCTTCTCTAATATCTTTGTCATATACAAAACAAAAATCATACTCCTCTTTTGTAATGATTTCTTTTGTATTCATAATCTCTTCAAACCTAAAATATTCCTGTTCTGCAATGTAAAGACTTTCTGGACTCATCATATAACCTTAATTTTAATTTGTGTTCTATTGGCTTTACGCCTCATTTACCCTGTAAATATACGAAAAAGAAGCGCGGTAGCCTAATGGCTCCGCGCTTATCTTTAATTTATTTTAATGGGTATTGTTTAAGTTGCTACTGCTGTAAGTGTACTATTAGAGGTATATGATAAATCTAATTGGTCTGTAGAGCGGTTAAGGCTACTGTAAATTTCTGACCCGTTTTCGTTAATTGTAGTTCCTACTAATGTTAAAATATCTCCAGTAAAAGCACTTGGTGCAATTGATACTGATCCTCCTAAAGAAGTTCCAACAATATCTTCTGCTTTTAATATAATTGATGCTAGTGCAGAATCTTGTACATTTGATGCTTGTAATGTAATATCTACATTACCAGTTGCACCTGCAAATCCTGCGGTTAATAAATCTGCATTAGAAATTGTAAGTACTTCTCCATTTACATAACCTGTACCAATACTTGATACTGATACTGTTGATAGAGCATTTGCTCCATCACCTGTTAATGTAATTGTTCCCCCTAATCCAGTAGCGGATGTTGAAGAAATAGCCATAGTAAATGGACCTACTACGTTTCCAATACCTGCAGTTGTTGTTTGTGATAATAAATTACCACCTGTTACTAATTGTCCTACTCCTAAAGCTCCTACTGCGAATTGTAATACATCTCCTACTGCATATCCTGAACCTGCACCAATAATTGTTATACCCCCAATATTTGGGGCCGTTGTTCCTACTATAGTTACGTTTGCTACAGCACCTGTACCTGTACCTGTTGAAGTAGTTAATACAATAGGTGAAAGTGTTCCAACAGAACAATTTCCTGGGTTTACATCAATTGAATCCAATAATTCATCTGCTACTGTAGATAAACCTCCACCAGTATTAAATGCTCCATCTGCAAATGTAAATATACCGTCAGCTCCTGGTACATATCCTGAACCTTGTGTAGCTAAAACAGCTGATATAATTTCACTAGAATTACCAATTTCTACGTTAAAAGTAGCACCTGATCCTGAACCTAGTGTTGTAAAAGGTACAGCATTATAAGTTCCTACCTGTGCCGATGTTGGNTTTACAATATTACCAGCGGCTGCTAAATCTACACCTACTTTTAATATATTTGCCGCTACNCCACCATCATTACCCGGTGTCGAAGGGTGATCGTGTGTAAATCTTAATGTCTTTGAATTTGCTCCTGATGCATAAGCGTAAGGGAAATTAGCAACTGAACCACCACCTTGTTGTCCATTAGCTATTTGAATAAAAGGAACTCCAGCACCCTCTATAGATACACTCTTTTCGAATAAAACATCTATAAATGTTGTATTGCTTGAAATTGAAGTAAAGGTACCACCATAAGTAGCACTTATTACCTTATTATTTAAAACACCACCAGCTTGGTGTAGTTGATTACTTAAAGAATTTAAGGAATTAGATTGTAGATATGCTTGTTGGTTTTTAAAGCTTTCGAATTCATATGATTCTTTTAAAAATTGACTACGTTGTTCCATTGTTGGAAGATTTTTAACATCTTCTCTAAGAATAAATTGTCTCCAATCTCCTGGACCATCATGTGTGTATACTGCCATAATAATATTTTTTTATTAAATTGATTTTGTTATAAATATATGATTCTATATCAACTATGCATTCCTCTTGGAGGTAGTTTTAAAGGTTGATGTATAAGGTGTTAATTTAGGGTTTTCTAAATGAAATAAAGCTTTTACATGACTAAATATTTCTAAATTTTCCGCTTGTGTACGAGGTGATTCATATACTTCCCAATTTTTACCTTTTAAACGTTTTCCTGATTTATCTTCACCTCTCGATTTAGATTTTAACCATAAAACTCCTACACGATCAATTTTTTTACCATAACATTCCTCATAACATTGAGCATATAGTGCTCCTTGTAAATCATATGTTGTTTGTAAGTGGTTAGAGGTTTTAAAATCTATGATCCAACGTTCAGTTTTTCCGTTAAATTCTAATTCACACACTAAATCACACGTTCCAGCAACTTGAAGTTCATCCGAGAATAGGTGCACTTCTGCTTCTATTAATACAGGGTTGTATGTTTCCCAAAAGTCTACAAATCTTAAAAACATTTGCCAAACATGAGCTGGCATTTTTGGATTACCATCAGGGTATAGAAATGTAATTTCTTTCCCATTTAACCAATCCTCAATCATTTCGTGCACTTGTGTGCCTTCTGCAGCTGCTTTTTTAACAATATGTTCGGATGCATGTCCTACTTTTTTAAGCCAATCTTCAAAATATTTACCTTTTGGATAAGTACTTAAAACATGCGTAATAGAAGGATAATATTTACCATTTCGTCTATAATACCTTGAATCTGGCATTGTAACTTGTTGGTAATCATCCGAAATTTCTAATAGTCTTTTGTATGATTTTTTGATCATATAGATAGTTTATGTTCCATTAAGTCATAGTAGGTCAATGGTAACGTTGTTTGTATAAGTTTAGTGAAATTTTCGAAACCCATTTCACTCGGATCCTTATCTTGCAAATCTACAAGATAGACTTCTTTGCCTTCTGCCATTAACTTTTCACAGAACCTCAAAGCTTGTTTTATTGCATCCCTATCTAATGCAATATAAATTTTATCTACTACAGATGTAACTATTTTTTTCATTAAGTTATTCTGTATGTTTTTTCCTAATAAGGGAATTGCGTTTCTTTTTATCGCCAAAGCATCAAATAACCCTTCACATAAAATAATAGGTACATTCCAATTAATCATATGTTCATTAGGTATAATATCTCTTGATACTTGTGGATTTCTATAATTTACATAGGGGTCTTTTTCAAATGAACGAGCAGTAAAGTAATTTAACTTACCATCCACATCATATGTTGGTATTACTACCATATTTTTATATAACCCTGTTTTACAATAACCTATATTATATTTGAGAATATCGTATTTACTCACGTGTCTATTATTTAGGTACGCGAGCGCGTGCCTAGCCATTATATCGCTGTTATCAACGTTACTTAGACTAATATACTCATCTGGTAGCTTGATAGTTGCTACATCTATTTTTTCAGTATATGAAGTATAGTTTACTTCTTTACTTAATGTTTTTGCTTCGCTGATTTTATCAGAAGAGGCACCTGCTTGTCTAAATAGTAAGCTAATTGATTTACCTTTCTTACCACATACCCAACAATGCCAAGGATTATGTCCCTCTTTATTTTCAGTGAAATTAATTTCTAATTTAGGTTTATGGTGGTTACAGTGAGGACAGTTGTATGCCATATTACCTCGAGCAGTTTTCTTGCCTGTACCTAATACGGAATTAACTAATGTTACTAATGTATGATTGACCATAGTCTGTAATATACGAACTTAGTTTCGTTTAAACAAGGAGTTTTATATATTTTTTATATCTTTAGCTAATTTAATTATTTTTTTGTTATTAGGATGATTATTATAACTGTGTGATTTAAATTCTATACACATAATGGGTTCTTTTAATGTTTTGGCAATATAAGCTCTATGCATACCATCTATAATAAAACTAGTTTTACCCTTCCAAGTAGATATTTGTATTGGGGGAAAATTTTTTATGTCTTTGGTTTTTAACTTGTCTAAATTAGGTATTATATAATCTATTTTTTTATCTTTAAAAATTATACGTGAATCAAATAATTTAGGTTTTTCAATAGTAAACTTATCAACATTACATAAATAAAGCATTACTGGTTTCCAAATCTGATTATATCCTAAATTATAATGAACTAAGTGTTTGGGGACTTGGTTATAGCTAAATAGTAAATAAGGAGCGGCCCAAGGATATATTTCTTCGAGCAAGTTATATATTTTAGATAATTTTTGGTATATTAAATAATTTGTATCACTCCAATCCATAACCCCAATATACAAACTTATTTTCGCTCAACCACGAGATCTTCGAATTTTATATCTGCTAGATCTTTTGTAAAGAATTTACCTAGAATATTATCATTGAAGAATTCATCCGGTTTCTCTAATACTTGGTATAACATTTGATATTTAATTTCAAAATAGGTAAGTTGTTTTTTAGTCTCTACACATTTTAAAATGGTACGTTCAAATTCATCTTTTTTACCTTCAACTAATAATTTTTTAATGTTAGTTTGGGAACCATAATAAGTTTTCCAATCTGATTCTTTAACTATTAATTTATATGAAGGACGACGTCCAACTATACCTGTTAGAGCTGCTAGCTCTTTTTTACCTAATTTTTTCTTTTGATTGTGAAATAGTACTTTTTTTCCAATATAAGATTTCCCAGTTGGTTTATGTGTTGTCATGTAGACAAAACCAAAAGTATTGTTTGGGAATTGTGTAATATCCTCTATTGAATTGTTTTTATATATCCAATTCATAAGTTTATTTTATTGATTAAGAAATACAAAGATAAAAATTTGTTACAACTCCTGAAGAGTTAGTTAGAAGATAACCAAAACCTGTCCTAGAATATCCTACTGCTGGAGTAGTTCCTCCTGAGTTTGTATAAATGGTGTCACCATATGTTGGCAATATACCAGAACCGTCATGATAAAATGTTACATTTTGGGTTTGAGTACAAATGAATTTATTTCCATTTTGAAAAGTAGACCCTAAATAAGAAGTTAAAGTTACATTTGAATAACCATAAAATTCACTATATTGATCGGGGTTTGTATTGGAAAGACTTGATGATGATATCAAACCACCAAGTGATAGATTGGTTGCCGCCAATCCTGTAATGCCAAGCTCCGTTGCTATTTGACTTCCACTTATTGGTCCTGATGTTGGTAATGCCATGTTTATATATTTTTATTATAAATATTGTAAACCAAAATCTCTAATATTTTCAGAGATTATTTCTTTAAAATTTTGTGGTATATCCTTTAATTTTCTTAATTCTAAAAATAAAGATTTTGACTGGTCCCTTTTACCTATATACCATCCTGTAAATGCCTTTTGAAAATCAAATACAAAATCACCTGGGTATCCTATGTCATAAGTTAATGGTGGGTTATTAGATATATTAGCTTTACCTAAGCAAGCGTACATATAAGATATCATCCATTCTTTTCTATTACTATGCCATATACTTAAATGATAATAAGCCTCAGGTCTATTAGGAGCATATGCAATAGCCGCTTGAAGTTGTCCTTGTTCAAAATCAGGTCTTCTTGTAGTTATATTTAATTGCTTCCACGTTTTTAGAAAACAATTATAAGCCATTTCAGGGTCTGTATCATATAATAATTCAGCTGCTCTTAAAAAATATGAATGAGCGGCTGCTCCCTGTCCTATTAGTTCATATTCTTCCCCTAACATGGCGTTAATATAAGGATCTAAAGGATCATTTACATAAACATTTAAATATTTTTTTAATTTATCCATATATTAATCCTTTTTCCCATTCTAATTTATCTAATAAACTTACAGGCATTTTTAAAGCGTATGCCGCATTATCCTGAAATCCGTATGTTATAATAAAATTACCATTTTTAATAGCTAATCCAGTATTAAATTCTATCATAGCATCCATAAATTTAAATTGTTTAGATATTGATTTTAAATTCCAATCTTTATCCCAAATTAAAAATCTATGGTAGTAATGTGCATCTTTGTGTCCCCCCGGGTGGTGGAAAAAATCTACTTCATGAGTTATACAAATTCTATTACCTTCATTACCAAAGGGTATAACTTGAGAACTACCTCTAATACCTAATGGACCCTCAAATTTTTCTTTTTTATTAATTACTGTTGTACTAGACACTTTATTTAAAATACCCTGTTGTACTCTTTCTTTAGATTTATCTTCTAGGTTTATTTTAACTACTTCAACAGGATTGGACCATCTAACAAAATGAAAAGGCATATCCATAACGGGCATCCAATTTTTTTCTAAATAAGTATCTTTTGTTGGTGGTTCAACTCTATCTCTGGTTAATTCTATTGCGTGGTCTTTAGTCCAATCTACTTCACAAAGCTCCATTCTACCTTCACCGTTAGGTTTTACGTCTCTTCTTACACCACATATATAAAACGTACCATTCCATCGCATTACTCTAGCATCTTCTAAACCGTGAAAATCCCATATTGGAGTAATATCATTTTTTGATGTATCTACTTTTTGGTATGATTCTACTTCTAATGTATCTTCATTTAATTTACATAAATAATTTCCAGTTATTAAATGGATATCATCTTCTGGGTTTAAATAGGATAATACTCCCCATTTACAATAAAAGTTTTGGTTAAATTCTGCGTGATATAAAGTGTAGTGAACGTGTCTAATATTGGCTAATATGTCTCCGTTATCATCTATAAATACAGAAACGTTGCAAAGACCAGTACCATTAGTTAATTCACTTGGTATTATAAGAGGGGTTATTGTTCCTCCGTTGTCTAAAACTATTTTGGCTAAATTATTTATCATTAAAATTCATGAGTTTAATTTCATGTTATTGTAATATAATAAGGATTTTTAGGGGTACCAAATTTATTTGATAGTTATTTTAAAAAAATTTTTGTTGAGGTTATTACATTAATATTATTAACATATGCTGTTCTATGTATATAGAATAAATGTGTTATATAACGTGTTTAACGTAAAATTATTAATATTAGGTGCCATTACTATAATAAAGAAACGGCACCTATAATATAACTGTTATTTGTTTTTTAGTTTTTCAACTTCTTCTCTTAATTCATTAATACCATTAATAAGTAAAGCTACTAATTTATCATATTTAACTGCTTTATACCCATTTTCTCTAGTAGTAACCAATTCAGGCATTACCTTTTCTATTTCTTGGGCCATTACCCCCACATCGTGTCCTTTATTACCATGTATATTTATTTCTTCATCATCTGTTAAGGGAATCCAAT